TAGAACTAAAAAAGCAACACCAAGGTATAGATAATCTAAGATCTTATTTAGAAGAAAATAAACCAATGGTTGATTATTTTTATAATAAATTTATTCAAACCCTTGCTTCATGAGATTATTAAATGTTAACGGAACTCTCGTTAACAAAAATGTAAGTAAATATCTAGTAAATTGGAATAGAAAATGCAGAAGCAAACTGCAATTTAAATTCAAACAGTTCTTTTATCCTTATTGGAAGAATCACATTGTATACGAAGAGTTTCCAGTTTATGGAAGCATGCTTAAAGTTGATTTATTAAATGCAACAAAAAAGATAGCAGTCGAGATACAAGGTGATCAACACGAATCATTTAACAAGTTCTTTCATGATAATTCTAGATTTAAATACCTTCAAAGCATTAAAAGAGATGTTAAAAAAGAAAAATGGCTTGAAATGAATGAATTTAAATTCCTTCAAGTCTATGAATCTGATCTAAAAACTTTATCACCACAATATATAGAAGAAAAGTGTGGAATTTTAATTATTTAAGTGTAAAATTAGGTGGTGACTAATAAGAAAAAATTCAATTTTCCAGATGCACTTTTAAAGCAAATTGATGAATGCAGTTTCGGTGGATATGTTCTTTTTAATTTCTCAAATAAAGGCGAACCTCAAGTATTCACAAAGTTTGATAATCAAATAAATGCTATGGCACTTTTATATTATTTAAATACTTGGAGTCAAAGTGTAGATCAACTTAATCTAGAAGCTACAACAGATTTAATTGCCAGAAAAAATGACGAAGACGATCAAGAAGACGAAGATTAACTTGACTTTTATTTTTTAATATAGTATCATAACTGTTGATGATTTATTCTATTCAAGTAGAACGACATGTATTAAGTGGCTTAATTAAATATCAAAATTTATTTGCAGAAGTAGATATTTTCTTAAATGATACCGACTTCTTTAATGAAGTTCATTCCACTATATATTCTGTTTATAAAAGCATAGCTCATAAAGGCGAAAAGGTAGATAAAGTACTTTTAGCAGAAAAGATTAAAAATCTTGGTATATCTTTTAAAGATGATATTAATATTTTTGACTACATCGAAAATTTAGCCTTCTCTCAGATCACAGAAGAAGCCACAATGAATGCTTGTAAAGAATTAATGAAATTAAGAATACGTAGAGAGATAATTCAGACAGCAGATAAATTAAAATCTTTTATAACAAAAAACGGTGATGATGCAATTGATAAAATCATTGCCGAAGCAGATTCTATTTATAATAATAAAATTTCATCTTATATCTCCAAGGATGAACCAATTAATTTATTCGAAGGAGTTGAAGACATAATTGAGGAGTTAGGAAATAATCCTAGAGAAGATTCTGGTTTGATTACTGGTTATCCAGAATTCAATAGGCTTTATGGTGGATTAAAGAATGGAAACATTTATGCAATCGTAAGTCGTCCAGGTCAAGGAAAATCTACTTGGATTAATGATATATGTTTTAATGTAGCCAAGAATCCAAAGAATAAAGTCAAAACATTGATTCTAGATACCGAAATGCAGACCTTCGATATTCAATTAAGAATGGTATCTTCTATATCAGATGTACCCATGTGGTATCTTGAAACTGGAAATTGGCGTAAAAATGAAGACATGACTAAAAAAGTTAGAGCAGCTTGGGCTCATGTTAAAAATTACGAACATTACCATTATCACGTTGGCAGTAAAAACATTGATCAAATTTGTTCTATGATTCGTAGATGGTACTTATCAAAAGTAGGAAGAGGAAACCAAGCTCTGATTGCTTATGATTACATTAAACTAACTGGCGAAAAGGTTGGACAGAATTGGGCAGAGCATCAAGCTATTGGAGATAAGATTGATAAACTTAAAAGAATTTCTGAAGAGATTAATTGTCCAATCGTAACAGCTATGCAACTTAATAGAACTGGAGAAAATTTTAATAGAAACGCTTCAGCAGTTGTTGATGATAGTTCAGCTATTTCATTATCAGATAGATTACAATGGTTTGCCTCATTCGTAGCGATTTTCAGAAGAAAAACATTAGATGAATTAGCTTTGGATGGTCAACAATTTGGAACTCATAAATTAATTCCAACAAAAACTAGATTCCAAGGTAGAGAGGCAGCTGGACACCAAGACTTGGTTAGAAGACTAGACGCTACTGGCAAAGAGACTTGGGCACAAAATTATTTAAATTACAATGTACAAAACTTTAAGATTGAAGAACGGGGATCTTTGCATGATATCGCAACAAGACAAAGAGAACAATACCAATTAAATGATCAAAGTGCAAATGATGGAGAATTATTGTGAACGTAAAATTAATATCTATAACTAAAGCAGATATTGAAGGATTGGAAAACGCAGAAGATCTAGTTGCTTATTGCGCTAGAGTTAGTAATCCATCAAATCAAATGAATTCTGAAAGTGCGCCTAAATTGCTTGGATTCTTGATTAAGCATAAACATTGGAGTCCATTTGAAATGGTTGATATGACGGTTGAAATTAAAACAAGTAGAGCGATTGCAGCACAAATCCTAAGACATAGATCATTTAGTTTTCAAGAGTTTAGTCAAAGGTATAGTGTTGCAACAGATTTCGAAGATGTTGAATTTAGACTACAAGGAGATAAAAATCGCCAAGTAGGAGAGAACTTATTAGACCCAACAGATTCAAGATATGCAGATTTGTATAGTTCAGTTAAACAAGCGATAGAAGCTTCGACCACAGCTTATAATAAAATGATTCAAGGAGGCATCGCAAAAGAAGTAGCAAGAATGATTCTTCCATTGGCGACTGAAACAACAATGTATATGAAAGGATCACTTAGAAGCTGGGTTCACTATCTCGATTTAAGAACAGAGCAGAATACTCAAAAAGAACATAGATTAATTGCAGATGAATGTAAGAATATTTTTATTAAAAATTTTCCGACTATAAGCGAGGCATTACAATGGAAAGTGGAATAAATATTCATGAAGTGTTAACCAATATGGGTTACTCACTTAAAGATTGTGGAAAAGAATACAGGACAAGACCAATCTATAGAGATAGCGATAATGATTCTGTTTTAAGAATTTACAAAGATTCTGGAAACTGGGTTGATTTCAAAGAGAACATAAGTGGTGATTTTGCCACTTTAATTAAACTCAGCTTAAAACTAGAAACTCAAGAGCAAGCGAAAACGTGGTTAAGGGAAAAGAACTTTATTGGAAGTACAGTGCTTAAGGATGAAAAACCAAAGATTAAATCTGCAAAAACTTTTGATAAAGATTTACTTTTAAAATTAAAAAAAGATCATACTTATTGGATTAATAGAGGAGTGTCGCAAGAAACCTTGAACTTGTTTTTAGGTGGAGTAGCAGATAATGGTAAGATGAAAAATAGATACGTATTTCCAATTCTTAATAGTAAAAAAGATATTGTAGGATTTTCTGGAAGAGATTTAAATTCTCAAAGTAAAATTAAGTGGAAACATTTGGGAGAAAAAATTAATTGGTGTTATCCTTTATTCCTAAATATTGACGACATTCAAAATTCTAAAGAAGTATTCCTAGTTGAAAGTATTGGTGACTGTTTATCTTTGTGGGAAGCTGGAATTAGAAATACCATAGTTACCTTTGGATTAGAGGTTAGCGTATCAATTCTAAATGTTTTAATAAAAGTTGATCCTACTAAAATTTATATATCATTCAATAATGATCAAGAAAAAAATAGCGCGGGTAATATTGCATCAGAAAAAGCTTATAATAAATTATTAAGATATTTTGATTCAAAACAATTAGAAATTAAATTACCATCCAAAAAAGATTTCGGTGAAATGAACTCCGAAGAAATATTACAATGGCACAAGAAACCAAAAATTTAAAAGTTCTTTCAGCTTCTAGAATCAAGACTCTTGAGACTTGTTCTTGGGTTTACTGGAATAACTATCATACTAAAGTTCCGCAATCTCAAAATGATGGGGCTTTAAGAGGAACTATTTGTCATACAGTTTTTGAATTACTTTTAAATAA